ACGCGCGATGTTCAAACCGATGCGAAAGCCCTTGAGCTGCTCGCCCGCTAGGATTAACGGATCATCCCCAGAGCCGAGGCGTACCTCGGTATCCTTAGGTGCGTCGAGAACTGTGTCGAAGTTGCGCAGTTTGTTCTTATGCCACTTGATCAGCCCTTCGGCGAACTCCTGCAGATTGCCGGGTGCAGCACTTGCATCGATCTGTTCCTCGAACAATTCGAGCATGTCTTCCAGGCGAGCCTTCTCCTCGTTGGCTGCCTGCAGCTGATCACCCTGGTCGAACCGGCCGCCTACCAGGCTCCAAGCCGAGGCCCACACACCGGCCTGTTCCATAAGCATCGCGATATTGATAGCCATGTCATACCTCCCGAACGATTTCGTCAGTGACAAGGGACTCGCCGACGCGAGCGGCCAGGTTCATTGCAGCAACCATCATGTTGCCGATGGCAAGCGGGTACAGCAGGCTCTGCAGGCGATCACGGCTGGTGGCTGTCAAACGCTCGGCCAGGGCCTCAATTCCCTTGGCGCTAATAACGTCATCAAGCTTCTTACCGGCTCGGCCAAGACGGAATGTCAGGAAGTCGTCGAGTCTGGCGGCAGTAACAGGCTGCAATTCAGCCACTTCAATGCGCTGCACTACCTCGCGCACCTCGGCATTGCGCTCGCTCAGTTTCACTTTCAACTCAGGCTGGCCGATCAGGATGATGCTGAGCAGCTTGGTAAACCCAGACTCCAGTTCACGCAGGCGCTTGAGGTGCTTGAGGGTCGCAATAGGCTGTGCGCCTCCTCAATGATCAGCACGTGCCGATAGCCACTCTCATAGCTGTTTTTAAGTGCCCGGTGCATTTGCCGGAAGCGGGCCTCAGGGTTGGACTTTGGCCGCTCCAGAGGCGTGATGGTGTCTACGATGGCCTCAGCAATGTGCGGCGTTTTCAGGGCCTTGCCCTTGTCCCCCCGGTCTTCCATCGCCAATACGTAGGGCTCAATCACAATGACCGGCGCATCTTCAGTACGCAGGCGGTTGATCAAATCCCGGCGCAAAGTACTTTTGCCTGCACCGGACTCGCCGATGATGGCCAAGAAGCCATCGTGTCTGGCTGCTTGATACATGGACTCCCGGATGTAGCGAATATCCGGGCTCACGTACATGTCTTCAGCGCACTGCAGATCCTCAAACGGGTCTCGGAAAATGCCAAAAGCACGTTTAGTGTCTGGCAGTAACACCTGTTTACGTAGCAACATAGGTTCGCACTCCTGGTCGGATTTGGATTTTTTGGTTGGGTTTGCAGGGGCCTGGGCGTTGGCGCGCTCAGGCTCCACCTCTTCAAATGCGGTATTCACCGCAATATCGTTAGCGCCGCTCTGCTTGAGGAAGCCCTCAACGCGTGTGCGCAGATCTACTGGATCGATGGTGCGTGGCCACTGTTTGTGGTTGATCAGCAGGGAAACCGTGGCCGAGCTCACCCCCAAATGTTTAGCCAGCGTGATTTGCCGCTGATCGAGATCGGCTAGTGCATTTTTTAGCTTCAGCATCATTCACCTCCAACCACGCGCAGGCCTGGGCGCGTGGGTTTGTTAAGGGTTGCGGCGACGCCATCCAGATCAGCCTCAGGCACGCCGTTCGGGTAGTTAGATTTCAGCCAAGCCATAGACTCTGCCGACCAAGCTGGTACACGGGCGCGCAGCAGCTTGGCGGCGGCAACATGGGTCATTGGCTGCAGTTCGATGGTAGGCAGGTTGACGTCCAGCGCCGTGCCCCGCTTAGGCAGGTAGGTCGGTAGCTGGGCGTTTTCTATATGCTGATATGGCTTGAGCTTCCCGCCGAAAGGGATGGCCTTGGCCTTGCGCGCGGCATCCAACTCTTCCTGGGTGTCGACGCCCATGGCTAACTTGGCGGCTTCCTTGCGGGCGATCTGGGCCGGGGTTTCCGCGTGGCGTTTGAATGCTTCGCCGACCACCGGAGCCAAAACATCGAAGCCATACTTGTTGCGTGCAACCACCGGCACCACGTAGTACACCTCGTGCCCCTGGGCATCCACGCTCACCACCTGGGCGGCGTCGTCGCGCCAAGGGTTGCGAGTGACCAGTACCTTCTCGCCAACCATCACGCCTGGTACCGAGGACACATCGTACTCAGTGCCCAGGAAACTGACGCGCAGCTTGCTGTTGACCTTACGGCTCTCCGGCTCGGCTACCGCTAGCTGGCGGCACACCTCAACACTTGGCACCTTGATCAGCTGATCCTGGCGGATGCTCAGCCACATGGCGGTGCGGCTTTTGCCATACCGCGAATGCACCGCTGTAGCGTTGAAATGGCTGCGCCACTTCTTGGCCATGGCGTTCAGCTCTGCCAGGTCGGCCACCGGCTGAAAGCGCAGGCCCGCCTCAAACTTGCGCTCGATGATGTTTCGCGCGTTCTCCACCTGGCCAGTTACCCGAGCAGCACCTGGTGCATGCACAATCATCTGAATGCCAAGCGAGCGGCACAGATTCTTGGCCAGCCCACCGGTGTTGGCAGAGCCGGGGTCCATCATCAAAGCAGACGGCTTGCCGTGCAGCACATCAGCGCCGCCACGTTCCTGCATGGCATTGATCAGCACGCTGGTCATGTTCTCGCCAGACTCAGCGCCCATCACATATTCCAGGTAGATCCAGCCGCTGGTGTGATCGGTGATTTCATACGACCACACCCGGTCGGCAGCAATGCGTGCCAGGTTCTTCGGCTTGTTCTTGTAGAACTCGTCCTGGTTCATTACCCGCAGGCCATTGGCGCGGGTATCAGCACCGGGCTTTAGGTAATAAAGGACGCAAATGGAGGCATCGATCTGCCAAACATGGTTTGGGTGCAAGCTGGCCAGCTCGGTGACTGGTGCTGGGGCCAACAGTTGATCCGGGTGCAGGCGGTAGTTGTATAGCCCGCGAGCGATGGCGCTAAGCGACAGTGGCCGCAGTTCGCCCGTTTTCTTATCCAGCGCTTCAGCGCGAATCATGCCGCTGGCACGCAGTGCTTCTACGGCATCGCCCAAGGCATACAGGCGCTTCTCATTGCGTCTGGCCGACTCCATGATGGCGGCGCTGATAGCCAGTGCCTCCTCACGGCGGAGTGCGCTCTGGCCTGCATCCGCACGGCGCTTACGGGGAGCACTCACACGCACCTCCTTTAATTTGCGATAGAGCGTGGCCATAGACATGCCCAGCTCTTGCGCCGTGCTTTTGCACAGCGTGGTGCCCTGGCCGTGGGCTGCGGATTGCAGCTGACGGTCCAGATCGACGAGGCGTTGAGTGATCACGGCGCTCATGGCTTAGGCTCCCTGCTGTTCGCCAAGAAGCGAATCAACATCGGCAGTCAGCCAGTCCGGTGCGCCTTCCATGTCCTCAGGCAGGTGGAACTCGCTGCGAATGGCCGCCAGCAGGGTTTCCAACTGGCGCACCAAGCTGGCCTTGAAGCTGCGATGGTCTACCCCATGCGCCTCGGCATGCTCGGCCAGTTTGTTAAAGCCTTCGCGCAGCTTGCCGGTGATGTCCGTTTCGGCCTCATAGGCCAGCGCTGCAACCTCTTGGCGCAGCGCTTTGGCGCGCTCGTCGGGAGTCATTGCCGCCACTTGACGCCTGGTTTTCTCCAGGGTCTGGCGGGTTTCATCCAGCTCACTATTCTTGCGTGCCATCACCTCGCCCTGGGCGCTGTAGCTTTCGCGGGTCTCGCGTAAGGCGGCGCGCAGCTCTTTAACCGACATGCTGGCGACGTCATCCAGGCGCAGTTCACCGGTCTGGCCGCTCAGTTCCAATTCGTCGATCTGTTCGTCATCGAGGAGCAGCAATTCGAACAACTTGCTCTGGTTGCCGATGGCCTTGAGCATCGGTGTAGAGCGGCTGGCGAACTTGGTAGCGGCTTGCATGAATTTCCTGGCAACGCCATCGTCCACCCCTAGAACGTCGAGTCGAGCCATGAAGTTGCCGTGTTCACATGCGGCTTTGAGCACCCGCAAACCACGTCCGACTTCCAGGCAGGCCTCCACACTTCGGCGCATATTGGCGGCGATATCGCGTTGAATCAGATCGGGGTCTGTACAATCGGCGGGCAGCTGGTAGCCCAATTGCACTGCTAGTGCACGCACCGAGGCTTCCTGCTCGGTGTGCAGCACGGCCATACGGTTATGCGTAGCCAGTAGCGTTTCGCCGTCCAGCGCTTGCAGTTCAATAGGTGCCACACCCTTGCTTGCGGTACGTCCCATGGTCGATTCCTTCTTCTAGTTAGTGGCGGGTGCCTGCCAGCACCCGTTGGTTGATTTCGTTGATGCGGCCCTGCATGCGCAACATCTCCTCGGCATGCGCCTGGGCGATCTGCAGCAGGGCCATGCCAGGGGCAAAGCGTCCGGTGTCCAGCTTTACCGCTAGGCCCTCATCAATCAGCGTCTGCATCGCGCGGGTGATGTTGCTTGGGCTGTCGCCGGTAAGCTGGGCCAGCTCGGTGTTAGAAAGGCCATGCAGGGCATTGCCTTTCAGCGCCTTGAGCGCCCGCAACACACGGGTGGCGGAGGTAAAGGTGCGGCTCATGGCCGTTCTCCCAGTTCGAGTTGTGGCTGGGCGTGCTGCTGCACATTGCCCCGGTGCCAAGCCAGCTCTTCAAGGCCAGCCTGAATGGCGGCGAGAGTGGCGCTGGCCTCGACGTTGTCCGAGTAGAAGCCCATCAACTGGCCAGCAGCCTCATGCAGGGTGGCCTGCAGGGTCTGAATGTCGTGAGCGCTGCTGGTACGCCCGGTGGGCACGTCGATCAACAGCTTGCCGCCGCTACCTGCTAGCCAGCGGGTGACCAGGTTGATGCCACAAGCCTGCTCATAAGCCGGGATCAGCACAGCCGGCATGCGGCCGTTGGCGATCCATTTGTAGAGCGTCCAGTGATCATCCAGCCCCATCAGCGCAGCAATGCGCTCGATGCCGAAGTTGAAGCGCTCCTTGGCGTGCTGCTGGCATAACTTGAGCGCATCGCGCAGCGCGATGGGCTGGGTGCGTTTCCATTGTGCTGGGGTCATTGGAAGGTCCTCCGCTGATGGGCTGGAACGCCTTCCAAACAAAGACTGGGTTTGCGAATTGGCAATCGCGTTGCGATCTGCACAATAGATATGACGGAGTTCATGACGAACCTCACGCAGCCTGGCTGGCAGTGTTCGGGTTGGCTTTCAGGCCAAGTGCAACGGCACCACGGTGTGCTTCGCCGCGTAGGCCTTTGAGGCGACCTCGCAGTAGGTCAACCATGATCATGCGGTCGATGCCCTGGGCCTGGGCCCAGTGGGTTTTGCAGATGCCATGGCGGAGAAACCAGGCATTGGCGCTTTCCGGGGTTTGTGGGTACGGCAGCGGTGCCGTGTCGAGCGTGTATTGGCTTTTCATGGGGGGCTATTCCCTGTGGTAAATTGCGGTTATCTGATGAGGGCAGGCTTATGAGCGAGCAAGCATTACGGCAAGAAATCGCCGAACTACGTGCCAAAGTCGAAGCAGTGGATGACTGGGCGGCTGGCGTACATCGAGTGCTGGCTGATGTGTTGCCGTTTCTGCTGCGAGGGCACCCAGAGGTTGAGAAGGTGCAGCAACTGTTGCAGCAGGCAGACCGTCGCTATGAGGAGCTGAGTGCCCACCCCGATAAGTCAGAAGGGCCTGGTGATGCTGCTGGCCTGTATGAGCCGGGCAAGATACTGAACCGCCTGTTTGGCGTGCTGGGTGTGTGGCCTGGGGTTGCTCCGCAACAAGGGGCTCGCGAGTCGCTAGATCGAATAAGCCAAGCAAAGCAATAGCGGATCGAGTGGTTAACAGTTGCCGGCCATCGCTGCGAATGGACTCAAGCGCTAACGCTTGAGTGATGCCGAGATACAGGCTTGATGTGACAGGGTTCATGGCGTTTCTCTTCGTGGCTAGACGAGGTGTTGCGCTGTTGTGTGTGGGGAATAATGGAACCATTTGGTTTCTATTGCAAGGGGTTTTGAACCGTATGGTTTCTTTTGGTGGTCGCTTGCGGGAAGAGCGGGTCCGAATGGGGCTTAACCAAACTGAGTTTGGTGAGCTTGCAGGGGTGACCAAGAAAACCCAGATGCTGTATGAGGCAGATGAGCGAGCACCTGACGCGAGGTATCTCCTCGCGATCACTGAGGCTGGCGCTGATGTGCTCTACATACTGACTGGCCAAAAGCAAAGAGTGAATGATCAGTCAAATCGGTCGACGTCGACCGATTTACCCCCCGACGAGCAGTTGCTGCTCGACAGCTATCGCGGGCTCAGTGCAACCAAGAAAAATCAGCTGCTTGCATCACTATTGACAGGGGATGTAGCAAAGAAGCCAGCCAAAGGGCCAAAGCAGGTTTTCCACGGAAGTGTTGGCCAAGCAACAGAGGGGGCGATCACTAACGAAAGTGGAGTTTCGTTCAATTTCGGAGTCGGTAAGACCAAGGAGTGAGCCATGCGTCAGGACTTCCATGGCGATGTGGGCCAAGTGGCCGCAAGGGATATCAACAACAACGGGGGGAACACCCACCTGGAGTTAGACCACTACACTTTACGCTCAGGTGAATAGCTCGACATTTCAGCTCTCTTTGACGCCCCCGATCTATCATTTTGATAAAACTACTGAGGCGACAACTAGCCTGACACCGGGGGCTGATGCCGATTTTCGGTTAATCAGGCTCGAAATGTCACGTAGGTTCCGGTTGCGGCAGAATTAATTGAGGATGAACTACACTGCAGCAGGGTAAAGAAAGGTGTCTTTAGGCTTGTAGTGTACAGTGCTGCATGGTAATAGCCATGTGCCACTAAATATTTTTCGGCCCTAATCACCTATAAAGACCCCCAAAAAAATGCAGTCCATCTAGACTTTCTGCATATCTACTAGGATTCTCGACTCCCGGGCGCGCCCTGGTAGTCGAATAAGGTTAAACATAAAAGCGATGCTCTATCTGAAAGAACAGGCTACGCACGAGGCGTTTGTAGAGCGGACCAAAGCCCGCGCTAAAGCACTGGGTCTATCTATACCCCGGCTTGCCCAGGCGGCTGAAATTAAGGAGGTCACCCTCAAAAACATGCTCTATAAGAAAGTAGAGATTGGGCGTGGCGCACTGATTACCCTCGCAAGTGCTTTGGATTGCTCGGTTGAGTTTCTTGCGACGGGTGTTAGTACGGGGAACGATGGAGAGACCATCTCGATTATTGTTCAGACAGCTGAAGATCTTGCACGAAGCCTTAGCTTGATACCCAATCAAAAGTCACAGGTTTCCCCGGAGCTTGAGATTTCGAATCTTCCTCTTCCAGTTTCGATAGTTAAGCGCTTCGGAGTGCTGCCTGAGAATATTCGGGCAGTCATGACGAACAATGAGTCGCTAAGTCCAACGCTAAGCAGGGGCGACACACTTCTTGTAGATATAGGTACCACGCGACTTTGCGAGGGTATTTTCATCATCGCTGTTCGCGATTCTGTAGTCGTGCGATTTGCTTCACCGGTTGCCAAGGGCTTTACCTTGGCCTCCTCAAGCCCACATGTGTATGGCACGACCGTGTCTGTCAACGAAGAGACCGGCGACATTAACGAGCCCCACATTAAGATTATTGGCCGGGCTGTTGGAGCCGTTATCCTCAAAGGGCTCTAATTCAATTTCTCTGAAAGAAAAAACCGGCCATCAGAGCCGGTTTTTTTGTTTCACAGCCCCGATCCTCGATTACCTGGGCGAGCTGGTTGGAACGCCGCGTTTGCTCGCGAAATCTGCACGCTGCACTCTGCAGTTCAGCGTCAGCGAGGTCGCGACACTGCCGCTGCTCATCCCTGCCGGCACCCAGGTGACCAACCAGGATGGTCGTCTGGTTTTCACTACCGACGCGGATGCCACCATCCAAGCTGGGCAGACCCAAGTGCATGTCTCGGCATCTTGCGAGACGGCAGGCTTCGAGGGAAACGGCTGGGCTGCGGGGCAGATCAGTGTATTACCAAACTCTCCCTTCGACGGACTGGTGGCCAGCAATGTGACCGTGCCGGTCGATGGTGCCGACAAAGAGCAGGATGACCGCTACCGTGAGCGCATCATCCTGGCCCCTGAGGCTTACACCAACGCCGGCAGTCGGGGCTCCTACCGTTACCACGCGCTGTCCGTTCACCAGTCGATCATCGACGTGGCCGTGCATGGCCCGGACGATGGTCAACTGGATGGCCACGTAGCCGTATATCCGCTGACCGCTAGCGGCTTACCGTCTGCAGAGATGCTCGCCCTTGTGCTAAACGACCTGAGCGGCGAGAAGCGCCGACCGTTGTGCGACACCGTGCATGCCTTGGCACCTCCCGAGGTTGCGTTCGTCATTCAGGCCAGCCTGACTTTTTATGCAACTGCAGACCGAGCAGGAGCTATGAAGCAGGCTCAAATAGCCGCCGATGCTTGGGCTGCTGATCGACGTGCTGGCCTGGGCCGAGACATCGTCCCCGAGCAGCTCACGGCCGTGCTGCAGGTGGCTGGGGTTTACCGTGCCGCTGTGGCTCTACCGGTGCTGACGGCTGTGCAGTCACACCAGTGGGCTAACTGTACTGGCATCGTGCTAACGGACGCCGGGGTGGTCGATGGCTGAGCAGCAACTGCCACCGGCGCTGGCTGGTGATGAGCGCTTCGCTCAGCTGTGCGAGCTACTCGCAGAGACTTACGCCGACCTCGATATCGGGGCGATAGCGGTTTACCTGGTCGACCACGTAAAGGCATCACTGCTGCCGACTTTGGCAGAGCAGTTCTCCTTGCTCGATGAAGCAGCTTGGCTGCTTGCCGAGTCCGAATATACCCGCCGCAACTTGATCAAAAACGCCGTCACCTTGCACCGCTACAAGGGCACGCCCTGGGCGATTCGTGAGGTGATTCGGCTTTTGGGCTTCGGTGAAGTGGCCCTGCTGGAAGGCCTTGGTGGTCTCGACTTTGACGCCCAGGCATCTTTCGATGGCATCCGCGTCTACGGCGACACTGGCAGTTGGCCGGTGTACCGCGTGTTCTTGGCCCAGCCCATCACCAACGATCAAGCCGAGCTGCTGCGCCGCGTACTGCGCGCCACAGCGCCGGCACGCTGCCGCCTGGCCTCGCTGGAGTACACGGCGGTACCCATTCGTTACAACCAAGTCGCCGCGTTTGACGGCCAATACAACCATGGGAGCAGCTAATGGCTAACTTGCCGGAAACGCCCGATTACCCCGCTGGTATCTACCAGCTCGAAACCTCCGACCCGGTGCTGGGTGGGCCTGGTGGCATCGCCAATCGCCAACCCGAGCAGCTCGGTAACCGCACAGCCTGGCTCAAAGACAAGATCGATGCCTTCCTCGCTGGCACCGTGGCAGTGTTCAAGGCAACCCGGCTCGCCACTGCGCGCACCTTGTCGATCAGCGGCGCTGGTAGTGGCAGCGCGTCATTCGACGGCAGCGCTAATGCCAACATCGCTCTGACCCTGGCGGATAGCGGTGCGGTGGATGGCACCTACCCAAAGGTAACCATCAATACCAAGGGGCTGGTTACTGGTGGTGCAGCTCTTGAGGCAGCCGATATTCCCAGTTTGGACTGGAGCAAGATCGCCAGCGGCAAACCCACTTTACTGGGCGGTTATGGCATCAGTGAAGCAACTCAAGCCGAGGCAGAGGCCGGGACCGGCAACACCAAGCCGATGACCCCGCTGCGAGTGTTCCAGGCGTTGCGCTCGGCGGCGGCTGTAGCCACCGAAGCGCTGCGCGGCGTGCTGCGTATCGGTACTCAGGCAGAGGTGGATGCCGGGGCGCTGGATGATGTGGCGGTGACGCCAAAAAAAATGCGCTGGGGCTTTTTGCTTAGTGCGACGCCCAACGGTTATTTGGTACTGCCGACCTGGCTTGGCAGTTTCATTTTTCAATGGGGGGCCATCACGCCTACTAACTTGGCAGTAGGCGCAACCAGGCAAGAGGTGCATACATTCCCGATCGCTTTCCCGGCGGTGTGCCTAGGAGCTGTTGGCGGCCCTGATTGCGCTGGGGGGCAGTACGTCCGAGGTTGGCTAAAACGCAACAACATTTCGGCGACAGGCCTGGCTGTTCAAGTTGAAAACGACACGGGCAGCGGCTCGGGCACTCAAGCCATTGGCAGTTATTACTACGCGTTCGGTAAATAGGGGCAGAGCATGAACCGTTATTACAGCAAGACCACCGGCTGCACCTACCTCGACGCCACCCACTCTAGCCAGATGCCCGCCGATGCCGTGCTGATCACCGAAGCCCGTTATTTGGAGGTAATCGCAACCCCCACTCCCGGCAAGATCCGCAGCCACGACGCCGGCGGCCTGCCAATCCTGATAGACCCGGTGCCACATATCCCAACCGCCGCCGATCTCTGCCAGCAAATCGACAGTGCTGCTGACCGTGCCCGCGCCGCTGTAGCTGTCGACCCGCTACGCGCCGTGGAATACGCCAACGCGGCCACCGAGGCCAAGGCCTTCGCTGCTGCTGACTATCAGGGCGACGTGCCCCCAATGGTGGCAGCCTGGGCAATCAACAGCCGCACCGCCCAACAGGCAGCGGATGACATCCTGCGCGAGGCTGCTCAGTACAACGCAGCTCTGGTGCAGCTGCGCACTGTGCGACTGAATGCCAAAGAGCTGATCCGCGTCGCCGTAGCCGGTGGCCAGGTAGAACAAGCCCAGGACATCGCCGCTGAAACAATCGCAAGCATCGAGGCTGCTGTAGCCGACATTGGCAATAACTCGGGGGTGTAAGCCATGGGTAGCATCCAACTGCTGTTCAGCACCACGCACCACCCGTTCAGCGGGCTGATCCGCGCGGCCACCTGGTCACGCTGGAGCCATGTCGCCCTGGTCGCCGGGCCCCATGTGATCGAAGCAGTTGCTCTGGATGGTGTGCGTCAGGTCTCCAAGGCCTACGCCGTCCAGCATGCCTCGGCTTTTAGCCTGGTCGATCTGCCAGCCCGTAATCCGCAGGCAATCATCGACGCCGCGCGTAGCCAGCTCGGCAAGCCTTACGACTGGACGGCCGTTGCCGGTCTCGGCTTACACCGTGAATGGCAGGAAGATGATTCGTGGTTTTGCTCAGAGTTGGTGGCCTGGGCGGCCGATCAAGCGGGAGAGCCATGGTTCCGGCCCGAGGCGTTGCGTCGGATAACGCCTCAGCACCTGTGGATGCTGTCGCCTGAGCGAGGGCTCTGCCCAATAGAAGGATAAGAGAGGGCTGTCAGCTTAGGTGCGGTAACACCCGAGCTGACCGCCAACCTGCAGATCAGGCCTGCAAGCCAGCCAAGGCCCCCTGCTCACGCGTGAGCGGCGGGGAGCCTACCAGAAGTGCAAAAGGTTTGCAGATGATGAAAGACATTCGTTGTGGCCAGTGTGGCCGAAAGCTGGCCAGCGCCAGTGGTTTTACCGAGTTACAGATCAAGTGTCCGCGTTGTCGGACGCTTAATCACCTGAAGGCCGAGAGCCTCCTGCTAACGCCATCGAGCGCAACCAGCCATCAGGAGGCACCATGCACGCACAACCGATCATCCCCTGGATAGGTGGCAAGCGCCGCCTTGCAGACCGGATATTCCCCTTGTTCCCTCAGCACAGTTGCTACGTCGAACCGTTCGCGGGCGGTGCAGCGCTGTTCTTCCTCCGGCCGGTACCGGCCGAGGTCGAAGTGCTCAATGATGTTAATGGCGACCTGATCAACCTCTATCGGGTGGTGCAGAACCACCTGGAAGAGTTCGTCAGGCAGTTCAAGTGGGCGCTCAGTAGCCGTCAGGTGTTCAAGTGGCTGCAGATGACCCGAGTTGAAACCCTTACCGACATCCAGCGCGCAGCCCGTTTCTATTACCTGCAGCAGTCCGCCTTCGGTGGCCGCGTGGATGGCCAGAGCTACGGCACAGCCACCACGCAGCCACCTGGGCTCAACCTACTGCGGATCGAGGAGGCGCTGTCAGCAGCTCATCTGCGTCTCAGCAACACCTACATCGAGCACCTAAGCTGGCAGGAGGTCATGAAGAAGTACGACCGCGAGCACACGCTGTTCTATTGCGACCCACCGTACTGGGAGACCGAGGGTTATGGCGTGCCCTTCGGGTTCGAGCAGTACCTGGAGATGGCCAGGTTGATGAAGGAGATCAAGGGTAAGGCGATCATTAGTAAGCCTCCAGCCCTACCACCTGTTCCCCCAGCATTGCGGCCTGCATCCTGCGTTTTTTTCAGCGGGAGTTTCACATGGAAACAATACAAGTTCGGCGTGCGCTCGGGGCCGCGCATGTCCAGGC